GCAAGATCGAGTCGGTAGTAGGCCTGGAAGGCGCATTCGAGTTCGGCCCACCGTTGGTCGAGAACCTCGGCGAGCCAGCGGATTCCCCCGAGCTCATCGTGTACAGCCGGGTGATCGCCTCCAGCTCGCCGACGTCGGGTTCTGCCCCGCGGAGCAACTCCCACTGGTCCGGGTCGACCAGCAGCAGCTGCAACGCCGCGCCGCCCCGGTCCGCCTGGAGCAGATCCATGTACTCGACCGGCATCCGCGGCTTGAGTTTGAACACCAGCGGGTTGCCGTCCTTGTCGTGGCCGAGCGTCAGCTCATGTGGGGTGTTCTCGGCTTCGCTGCGGGCGGCCCGTCGTGCGTTGAGATCCAGCGTGGCCATCGCTTCTACCTTCCTGTGATCGCGCGGCGCCCGGTTGACCCGCTGATCGCGCGTTGCCGGCGGCCGCCGATCTGCCGGCGGCGCCGCCTACCGATCGCCTTGACCGCAAGCAGCGTCGGCGGGCCGAACGTGCCAAGCGTCCCCTCGACGAGGACCCGGAAGCCGACCCGCTGCGCGGCCCGGGCCAGGATGTGACGGGCGGCCATGTGTTGGGTGCCGAACTCGGCCCAGTGCGCCTTGAAATCGGTCGCATACACCCGGCCAACCAGCTCACCATGCTCGTTCATGCCGCTCTCGGCCTCGATGGAGTCCATGTAGGCGCCGGTGCGGTAGAACTCGCGGCGTGCGATCCACTGCCCTTCGATGGCGATCTCGTCGGCGAAGTCGCCAAGCGCCCGCTCCAGCGGCCCACCCTCCCCGAGGTGGCCGGTCAGCTCGGCCTCCAGGTTGCGGTTGACCCGAACTGTCGCCATCAGAGCTAGGCGGGGATGGTGACGTTCTCGGCCGGGGTGCTGGAGATCTTGAAGTTGACGACGATCCGGCCCGCCTCTTCCATGCTGCGGTCCTTCGGCGCGGAGGCGACCGTGACCGGGAACACGTCCATTTTCCGGGCGGCGACGTCGCCCTCGTCGAGGAACACGATGAAGCCGACCGTGTCGCGGGGGAGCAGGCCGCGCACGTCGACCGAGTTGGAGGAGCGGTAGAAGGTGAGGGAGGACTCGTCGGCCTTGATCCGGCCGGGCACGCTGCCGACGAACCGGTTGGCCAGGTCGGGGGTGTCGATCGAGTCGCTGGTCGGCTCCCAGCCGCCAATGTCGGAGATCTCGCCGCTCAGCTCGGTGCCGGCGTTGAGCTCCGCGCGGGTGGGGGCGGACTTGTTGGCGATCGCCGAGCAGAAGTAGACCTTGGTGATCCCGATCGGTGAGTATCGGGCCGACGCGGTCATTGGAGTGGCGGGCATCTACTCCTCCTTGCTGGACTGGCTGCTGCTGCTGGCACGGCGGCGACTGGAGGGCTTCTCCCGAGCGGGGGGTGCCGGAGTGTGCGGCTGGTCGTCTGCGCCCGCCTCCGGCTCACGTGGGGCCGCCGGCGGCGCGTTTTCGTCGGGGACGACGTACCAGCCGCGCTCCAGGTGCATGGGGGCCGCTGAGGCGGCGACGGTGATCTGGGTGCCCTCCAGGTCGGGGTGGCGCATGCGGATCTGCTGCTGCCCCTCGAACCGTTGCAGCTCCGCAGGCCACCGCTCGCCCTGCTCGGTCTGCCCTTCGATCTCCACCCAGCCGACCCGCTGATGATGTGGCACCGCCGACGGGGCGACCTCGATCTCCTGCTCGAGGTCGGGGTGGCGCATGCGGACGCCCATCTCAGATCAGCGTCCGCACGACGATCGCCTTGACGCTGGTCGTCGAGGAGAAGGTCACGGTGCCGCGGCCGGTGGCCGGGTCGCGGTACCGCTGGGTGAGCGGGATCATCGCCAGGCCAGCGGTCGCCGGGATGGACACGGAGGTGCGGTCGGCGACGGTCAGGTCCCCGTCGACCAGCTCGGGGGTGACCAGCGTGACCGTGATCGGTGAGCCGCCGCCGTTCTGCACGAGCAGGAACAGGCCCGGGCCGGTCTCGTAGTCGTCGCCGTTGGCGGGTGTGCTGGCCGCGGCCAGCAGCGTGGACAGCGCGAGCCCGCTCAGCGGCGCAACGTTGGTAACCAAAGCAGCCATGCTGCTCCTTTCAGGTGGTATGGCTGGTAGGCTTCGCCTGCTGCCGGGAGGCCCGCGGGCGACCCGGGCTGATGGCCGGTGCGTGTCGCACCATCCCGGAGGTGGGCGACCGGGCCCGGCAGCGCCAGATCAGGGGTTGAGGCTGAGGGTGAACACGCCGCCGAAGTAGCCGACGATGCCGACATCCTGGAGGCCGAGCGGGCGGAAGCTGCGGACCAGGCAGTCGCTGACCACCCCACCGAGCGTGCGATCAGCCAGGATCAGCGCGGGGATCGACTGGGGGCCGGCCAGGTCGGCGTAGCGGGCCAGCTGATGCTGGCCGAGCGCGGTCATCGCGGAGGAGACCAGCACGGTGATGGTGGGCCGCAGGACCGTCCGAAGCGCCGCCACCCCGGTGTGGTAGTCGCCGATCTCGGGCACGCCGACCACCGCCTGGGGCGGGTTGATCGCGGCGGGCACCATGTCACCGACCGACAGGCCCTGGATGGTGTCCAGGCGTGTCTCGATCGCCCCGAGGATCGCCTCGAGGGATGGCGGGGGGGGCACCTCAGCCGCCGTCCTCGGCCGGTGGGGTCCAGCCCAACCGCTTGAGGAGCGCCTGGGTCTCCTCCGGCAGCGTCACGGCGGCCTGACCGTTGAACTCGCTGGCCACATGGAGTAGGTGGAGCGTCGCCGTGACGATCTCGTCCGCGTCGATGCGCAGGTCGACGCCACGCAGGTCCTGCCCAATGGGCTCGCCATCGAGCTCGACTGTGGCGGGCCGGCCGAAGCCAGTGGGAGCGGTGATTTTGAGCTGCCGCAGGGTCATCTCTAGGTCTCCGGGGTCGAGTAGCGCATGACGTTGCCGAGCAGCAGCCAGGCGTCCGGGTCTTCGTAGCGGCTGATGCGGACCGGGCCGTACTCGCCCATCCCCGAGGCGAACCCATCCGGCGACTCTCGCCGTTTGAACAGCTTGGTGGCCTTCAAGATGGCGGCCTGGTTGACGTCGTCGGGGATGGTCAGCCAGCCGAACCGGGCGGTCACCTGCAACGTGGCACGCCGCCGGTCCCGGACGGGGAACCGGCGGTCGCCGACCGCGCGGATCAGCCACCACGGTTCCCCGTCCGCTGCCGCGTCCAACGGTTCCAGCTGGTAGTCGCTGGGCGCCCAGATGGTCGAGTAGGTGCCGTTCCCGGCCTCGTCGGTCGCCACGGCCAGCCCGGTCGTGGTGGCGATGTCGTGGGTGATCACGCTGGTGTGGCTGCGGGGCCGGTACAGGCGGATGGTTGGGGTGAGGTCGGGCCAGAAGCGGCGGCCGGTGGCCCGGTCGATCGCGCGGGAGGTGGCCTGGACGGCGCGGCGCAGCAGCGGCTCGGGCAGGTTGTCGGCGTCGGCGCCGGCCTGTTCGAGGATCTGGCCGATGGTGCAGTAGATGTCGGCGGCGACCGGCCGGCGGACGATGAAGATCTGTTCTTCGGTGTCGGTGACCGTGCCGGTGGCCACGAACGTGGCACGCCAGGGGCCCGCCTTAGTCGCGGGCACGTTGGCCGTGTAGGTCACCGTCGCCGGGCCGCCTGGGGTTGCCGGCGGGCCGACACCCTGTGTGGTGCCCGGAGTGGACGTGACCCCGTCAGGATCGGTGACCGTGAGCACGACCGTGGCGGCCTGGCTGATGGTGTAGACGAGCGGGACGGCGTCGCCGATGTCGTAGGACAGGTTGGTGGGGGCGCTCATCCGATGGTCACCTTTCCGCTGGCAGGCTCCAACGCGACGCTGCCGCTGGCCGGCTGGAGGGCGACACCGCCGGCGCCGGCGGGCGGGCCGAGCGTGATGGTGCCGTGGCCGGGGACGACCGGCAGCCCCATTCCTGCTGTGCCTGCGGTCCGCTGCTGCCCGACCGTCGCACCCCGGCCGCCCTTCGCCCCGGCGGTGGTGGCGCCTATCCTCTGCTGGCCGCTGGTGGCACCGACGGCGCGGTGGATCCCCGCGGTCGCGCCGGTCGTGCGCTGCTGGCCGCTCTGGGTGCTGATGGCGCCCTTGCGGCCCGTCGACAGGCCGGTGACCCGCTGCTGCCCGACCGTCCCGGCCGACGGTGGCGGTGGGGCGGTCGTGGCCAGCCCGGTGGTGCGCTGCTCCCCGACGGTCGCGCCGAGCGCCTGCTTGCGCGCCGACGCTGTACCGACGCTGCGCTGGGCGCCGCTGGTGCCTGCCAGGGCCTGCTTGCGGACCGCGACCAGCCCGGCGGTGCGCTGCTGGCCGCTCTGCGCGCCAGCGGCGCCTTTGGTCCCGGCGCTCTGGCCGGTGACGCGTTGCTGGCCACTGGTCGCTCCGGTGGCGAACGGCGCGCCACGGACCGCGAGCCCGGTGGTGCGCTGCTCCCCGACCGTCGCCCCGGCGGCTTGCTTGCGGCCCGCGACCAGCCCTGCGGTCCGGGCCTGCCCTTGCGTGGCGCCGCCGGCGCCCTTGCTGCCGGTCGACAGCCCCGACACCCGCTGCGCGCTGGCCGTGGCGCCGGCGGCGCCCTTGACGCCCACACTGGTGCCGGCGGTGCGCTGCTCGCCGGATGCCGCGCCGGAGCTGGCCTGACCACCACCGGTGATGGCGTACTTGGTGAGCAGGTAGTTGGTGACCAGGTCCCGGTCCGCGTCGGCGATCTTGGCAGCGCCGACGTACATGATCAGCTCGGCGATGTCGCCAGCCCAGAACTCCCCGAGCCCATCCGCGCGGCCACCGACCGCAGCGGCGAGCGCGTTGGTCGCCGACGTCGTCCCCGAGCTGGTCAGCGCCAGGTTCGACCCGATCTGCGTCCCGTCGAGGTTGAGGAACCCGTCGCCGTTGACGTAGTCCATGATCGCCGAATGGACATGCCAGGCGGTGTCGTCGTTTGCATCTTCGATGTTGGCGGCCGCGTCGGCGTCGAGGCGGCGGGCGGTCATCCCCCACACCCCCGACCCGGCGGGGGCGCGCTGCCCCGCCTTGAGGCGGGCCGAGTTGGCGGCGGTGCCGGTGGAGATCGACAGGTAGTCGTTGGTGGTCGCGGCGGTCGCGCTCAGCTTGGCGACCGCGAAAAAGCTGATCGCACCGATCGCGTTGGTCGCGGCGAGCAGGTCGCTGGTGGCTAGGAGCAGGCAGTCGTTGCTGCCGTCGAACCGGACGACCGGCAGGCCATTGATGACGGCGGTCTGGTAGGTGGGCTGGTTGGCGCCGGTCCCCTGCGTCGCGTCGTTGCTACGCCCGGAGGCGTCAGGCCAGGTCGCAACGGCGGCGCCGCCGGAGAGGCCACTGATCAGGTCGGCGGCCAGCCACAACCGCAACCCCGCGACCTGCAGGGGGACCGGGAGAATGCCCGGGTCCAGCGCCCGCATGCGACGCTGGTTCCGGACAGCGGTAGCTTCGGCCTGATACCGCTTGCGGAGCTTGCCGTAGTAGCCGCGGACGGGCATGGGCTAGCCTCCCCCTGGGCTAGCCGATCTCCACGAACGTCCAGCCATACCGCCACGTC